ATCGCCCGGCGACCGCGACGACGTCGACGACGTCGCGGTCGTGGGCTGAGCCGACGACCGACCCCGGCTGCTCCCGCCGCCAGGGGTGGGCCGCCAGCGCGGCCGTCAGCGCTTGAGCGAGAAGTGCACGTAGCCGGCCGCTGACCTGCGGTCGAGAGGCACGCATGCCGTCTGAACAGCACTTTCGCTTGTCCTTGCTTGTTGACGTCTATCGCCAATCGTCGTCGTTCTGAGGACTCATTGAGGACTGGCTGAGGACTAGCCCGTGGGAGCCTTAGGAGTCGCTGGGCGTGCTTTTGCTCGCGGCGTCTCGCCTTCGGCGATCCCCCTGGACTAGCGAGACTAGGGAACGTATGTTCGTGACGTGGGCTTGGTGTGGCGACAACAGACGCTCGACCGGTGGGTTGGCATGGACGACGACGGACACGAGGTCGGACACGTCGCACATGTCGTCACGGCTGGCGGGGAGCACCACTACTGGCACGGCTGGCGACGCGATGGCACACCAACCGGCGTAGACCTCGGCGCGTTCCCGACGGCCGAACGGGGGATGGTTGCCGTAGACGAGGCGGGAGCGGCTGGCTACGCAGGCGGGAGCCCGGTTGCTCCGCCGACCCCGTAGACTGAACTCCGCCTGGAGAAAGGAGGCCTCGGCTTGGAAACCATCATGGCCAAGCTCTTGACTCTAGGCCCTCGAACTCTCGCCGCCGTGAAAGTCGGCACGACGTTTCCGAACCCACATCGTCAGTCGCATGGCCTGGTTTGCGATATTGACCACGAAACGGCGAGGGCGACGCCTGAGGGCCAACGGGCAGTCGCGTAGCCAGCGGCTGCGGCGTTAAGGCGTCCGGCGGAGCCAGGCCCTCCGTCGAGGGGTTTGGGGGGCGGCCCCGACCGTTAGGGCAAGGTCCGGACCCATTCCCCCCGCCAGACACCGACCTCCGGGGCTCTGACCCCGGGGGCGGTGTCGCGTCAGAACACCTGCAACACGCGGGTGCCCGCCAGTTCGCTCGCTCGGGCGAACGCCATGACGCTGGCGACCGCTAAGTCGATGCGGCGGGTCGAGTGCTTGTGCTGCTTCGACAGCCGGGTGCCCCGCGAGTCGACGCGCACCACACAGTTGCCGACGTGCCGGGCGAGGCGCGGGTCGCCGTCGTGGGTGAGCGAGCCGTTCGTCACGGCCTCGTAGAAGCGGACCGTCGCCGGCGTCATGCGCTGCGGCGACTGAGGGAACGCCTCGACCGGGAGGCCCTCACCCTCGAGCACCTGAAACGTGCGCGCCCACCTGAACGGGTCACACACGATGAGCCGCACCTGCCAACGGCTGCAGGCGGCACGGATTGCGTCCTCCACGGCGATGATGGGCACCTGCCAGCCGTCGGGCGCCCCTGCCGGTCGTTCCCACAGTTCGACCACCTCGACGTGCGGGGCGTCGTCGACCGAGACAGCGACGAGGGCCGTGGTGTCGGCGTTGAAGCTGCCGTCGAAGCCGAGCACCACCTCCGCGCCGGCGGCCGGCACGCGCTGAGCGTCCGCGCAGGCGTCCCATGCGCCGGCCGGTAGCCACGTGTCTACGTCGTGCACCCACTGGCCCAGCCGGTAGCGCCGGAAGCTCGCCTCCCGCAACGTGCGCACGTTGGCCCGCAGGGCGTCAACGTGGAGGAAATCACCCAAGGCTGGGTTCGCGGCCGCCCAGGCGCCCTCGTCACCCAACTCGCAGCCGGGCGGCGCCGCGTACTCCCGGAAGAAGAACGCCGGGTCGACCGACGCCCGGCCCTGCTCGACCAGCCGCCACATCACCCCGTCCGTATCCCCACTGGCGGTCGAGATGGCCAACACCAGGCTGCGGGCCCGCTTGCCGGCGGCGGCCGACATGGCCTCGTACACGTCGTCGGTCACCACATGCAGCTCGTCGACGATGGCCAGCGACGGGTCCCAGCCCTGCAGGGCGCCAGGCTCGGCCGGCAGGGGCACCAGCACCGAGTCGGTCTGCGGGACGTACAGGCGGTCCTTGTAGACCTGGACCCGGTCCGCGAGCCGCTGGTCGAGCTCGACCATCCGTCGGGCGGTCCGATGCACAATCCCGGCCTGATTGCGGTCGGAGGCGACGCACAGCACCTGGGCGCCCTCCACCCCATCGGCCAAGAGCCCGAACAGGCCCAGCGCCGCCGCCAACGTGCTCTTGCCGTTGCCCCTGGGGATGGCCACCAGCCCATGCCGCGGGCGCGGGTCGTCGAACAGCCCGTGCACGATGTCCCGCTGCCAGGGCCGCAGCTTGAAGCGCCGTTTCGCGCCCGCTCCCTTCGGGACCGTGAGGAACCTCTCGCAGAACGCGACCGCCCGCGCCCCACCCGACTTCGGTAGCCGCCGCAAATCGAGCGGCGGAACGGTGACCTCACCCTTCGGGCCGGCCCGGGCCATCAGGCCACCGCCGGCGGGTCTGTGTGGGGGATTCGGGCTGGCGTGGGGTGCTGCGCGGGGCGCTCATCAGGAAACTTGACGTTCTTGTCGACCGTCGCGGCCTTGCGCGAGTTGCACGCGCGGCACATCACGCCGACGTCGTGGTCGACGACGAGCTGTCGCGCCAGCACGACGTGCGCACCTCGCGCCCAGCCGGGGCACAGCGGGCCGTGCACCTGCAGGTGCTGGGCGCGCAGCAGCTTGGACTGCTGCTCCCAGCCACTGCTGCGGTAGCGCCGGCCCTTGCCGCGCTTGGCCCACGTGTCGCGGTCATGGGCGCGTGCGCAGTCGGGGCAGCGTGGCCCGTTGCGTGTTGCACGACCACAGCCGAGACAGGCGCGCTGCAGGGGCAGGGTCATGGGAGCCGGAGCCGGGCGAGGGTGAGCCGTGGCACCGCTCCGGCCGACGGAGCGTGTGAGCCGTCGGTGGTGGCGGTGCGCACGGCGTGGATGCGGGCACCGGCGTACGCGGGGAAGGCGACAACACTGACCTCGACGAGGCGAGCGCGGGCACGTTCCACCTTGCTGCGGGCACGGTCCCACACGTCGTCGACTGGGACGAACCCGACGGACAGGCCGGTCGCTGCGCCGTCGCGCACGAGGGCGAGCACATCATCACCCGCGCGGGTCTCCGAGACGTGCAGGGCGGCCTGCAGGCCGGTCTCCGTGTCTATGAACTCGACCGCCCGGCCGATGGGCAGGTCGGCGTGGTCGTGGGCGGCGAGCAGTGGTACCTGCTCGGGGTCGGCGTCGGCGAACACGCCACGCCGGAACGTCTCGTGGTACGAACCGATGCGGGTGAGGGTGTCGTATGGGACGAGGGTGCCGACGAGGGTGCGGCCATCGGCTCGCACTTCGAGTGGGCCAGGGGCGGTGCGGGTTTCCATGGTCATGCGATGCCACCTTGGGCGAGTGGGGGTAGGTCTTCGAGGGCTCTCACCTCGTCGACCGTCATGAACTTGGCGTCGAGGGCGACCTTGTAGGCGTCGAAGCGTTGCTTAGTGGTGGCGCGCAGCAGGGCGTTGGGGTTGAACTTGACGAACTGGCCGCGGGGCAACAGCTCACCGAGCGCCCGCTCGAAGCGGACGAGCCAGGGGCCGACCGCATACTTCATGAACGACAGGTCACGGCCCTCGATGTTGGCGTAGGTCATGGAGTCGCCGGACTCGCCGCCGACCATCTCGGCTGGGATGTTGTAGAGGCGGGCGACATCGCCGACCGTGAACTGTTGGGACTCGACCCACGCGGCATCGGTGGGGGACACGCTGATCTGCTTCCAGGTGATGCCCTCGCCGAGGACGAGCGGCTCACGCTTCCCGCGGTGGGACTGCATGAACCTGCGCTTGGCCTCGTCGACCTGGTTCTGGGTGAGCCTGCCTTCGGCGGTGAGCACACCGCTCGGGGCGGCGCCCTCTTCGAAGAACTGGTTACCGAACCGCTGGGTGGCGAGCCCGAGCCCGATGGTTTGGCGGGCGTAGGTGACGGGTGACAGGCCGGCGGGGAGGCCGGGGAAGGTGAACGCCCGCACGTGCCACAACTGGTCAGGAGTGACCACTTCGCCGCGGTAGCGCTTCTCGACCCGACCGTCGGGCATCACCGTGCACGTCACAAGGTCGGGGTGGACGAGCTCGACCTGGCTCGGTCGCATGGATGAGCCCGAGCGGGCGGTGATGAGCCCGTAGCTGTTGCCGCGCAACAGCAGGCTCACCATCGCCTGGTACAGCCACTCGGAGAGGTTCGCTCCGGCCCCTGGTTGGCGCAGCAGGGGCGGGAGCGGCAGCGGGTCCCGCGAGCCCTCTCTGAACACGTCGACCGGCAGGGTCGACACCGTGTCGCTCAGCAACTTGACGCAGCTCCACACCGCCGACAGGCGCAGGGCACTCTCAGCGGTGACGGAGCGGGACGCCCCGGCGTAGGTCGGGTCGTCGGGGAACAGCAGCTCCTCGAGCCGCAGCGGTTCGGAGCGTGTCTCCCGGCGGCCGAACGGCCACCGCATCGGTCAGGCCCTGACGCCGGTGTCGACGACGAACGCCGCCGGCTGGGCGAGCTGCACGTCCGCCCTCAAGTAGCAGAGGAACGCGTACTGCAAGTTGTCGGCGAGGTATCGCTCGCGGAGGAACTCGATGCGCAGGTCGGTGCGGATGCCGACCATGAGGTTCGTCCAGTCGGCGGTGTACACCTCGGAGCAGTCGGTCGAGGTGCCGACGGTGAGGTTGATGGGAATCTGCTTGGTGGGCAGCATCGGCAGCATGTTCGCCGGGGGCTGGAGGTAGGCGAGCGTGCTCGCTTCCTTGAGCTTGCTGAGCGAGGTCGACGAGCGGGGCGCCTGGATGTGAGCGGTGGGCTCGAAGTTGGCGTTGCGCACGGCGCCGACGGCGTCGAGCCAGAAGTCGTAGTTGGCGATGACCGCACCGTTGGCGCCGTGGGTGGTGATGGTCACGCCGGACTGGTTGAGCACGCCGCGGGGCTCGGGAGCGGTGCCGGTGCCGCGGAGGGCGACCCGGTCGAGCTCGAGGGCGAGCTGGGCGGCGAACGAGCGGGCGATGACGTCCTCTGCGCTGGGGTCGGAGTCCTCGAACAGCTCGACCGACAGCTTCACGAGCCGGGTCAGCGTGCGGGCGGTGAACGTCACCGCGTCGAACGTCATGTCGGCGTCGGTGAGCGCGGCGTTCTCGGCGTGCCACGCCGGGGTGCCCTCACCGGTGAGCCGGGCAACGCGCAGCGTCTGTGCGGTCATCGGCACGGTGACCGCACCGGCCTGGAACACACGGGTGGCGTTGCGGGCGAGGTCGATGACTCGCGCGCTCAAGGGCGTCGGGACCAAGTGCCCACCCGCGGTGAGCGTGCCCTCGGACAGCGCCCGCTCCTCGGCCGCGCCATCCCACTGGCCGGTGGCCATGCCGCGCAGGTAGCGGTCGAACGACAGCGGCCGCTCGGTCGTCTCGACCATGCCACGCGTCTGGCACCAGTCGAGGACCGACTGCTCCCGGGTGAGGACTGGCTGCGCCGGTGCGTCCGCGCGTGGGGCCCGGGCGCCGGCGGCGCGCAGCTCGGCGAGCTCGGCCTCGAGGCGGGCCTCGACCTCGTCGTCGAGCTCCCGCACCTCGACTACACGGGCGGCGTGGTCGCGCGACTCGTCGGCGGTCAGGTCGCGCGACTCATCGGCGGCCCGGGTGAGGATTTCGTCGGCTGCGGCGCGCGCTTGGGTGCGGCGCTCTCGCAGCTCGTCGAGGAGGGACATGGCGTCACCTTTCATGCATGAAGGTGGCGCCTCACCGCACAGCATATACCCATGGGGGGTGAGGGTGTGCGGTGGCCTCGGCCGAGGCGCCAACCCGTTGGCCGAGGCCACGCACGAATTAGGCGCCCTCGAGGCCCTCCGGGCTGTCGGGCGGCTTCTCGGCTAACGATTGGGCGTTGGCCAACCACTCGTCCGCGGCCAGCAGGTCCCAGCGCATCGGCAGATTCGATGAATGCACCCTGGCGACGGTCTTGTACTCGTCAGTCTCGGCGTCGACCCGGACCTGCACCTCGTAGTACATGCCGTCGGCCCGCATCGCCGGGGCGATGGTGGCCAGCTTGTCGGCGACCGCTCTACGGAAGCAGTCGAGTCCGGCGCACGCCTTGGTCATCATCTCGTCGCGGGCTTCCACGGGCCAGCTCTGGACGACATCGACGACGTAGCCCAGCAGCGTGAACCACGCCGGATGCTCAGCGGGCAGCGGGTCGAGGCGTTTGTGGGTCTCGGTCTCGGTTCCCAGCTCGGCGTGTGGGTCGACCTCGCGCTCGAGGATGGTCATACCGTTGTGCTCGACGACGAGGGTGATGCGGCCGGCCATGAATCCGTAGAGCAACTGGTCGCCGTGCTTGATGGTGGACTCGGCGAGCGCCTTGCCGAACGCGGCGACAATGGCCTCGCCGAGCGCCAAGTCCTCGGGGGTCGGGTCAGGCATCGCCCCACACCTCCGCCTCGAGCTGAGCCGGGCTGCGGACGGTGCCGGCGAGCCAGTCCTTGAACGCGATGCCGGCGACGCTGAAATCGACCGCCGGGTAGCCCGCCCGCATGACGGCCTCGGTGGCCTCGCGGGCTT